CCTGCAATTAGTAAACTTGGTGAGATTTATCAATTAGGCAAGCACAGGGTTATGTGTGGGGATAGTACAGACTTTGGATCTGTAAGTGATTTACTTGATGGTCAAAAAATAGACATGGTTTATACTGACCCTCCCTATGGGATAAATGAAAAAGGTGATAGAAGCAATCGTGGTGGATTAGGCAAAGGTGGACTGGCAAAAGCAAAGAAGTATGATGATTTTATAGATGATTCAACCGAGTATGCGATTAAAGCATTTGAGATAGTTAAAGACTTAAATATCAAGCGACAAGTATGGTGGGGTGCTAATTATTATTGTCACTCACTACCATTATCAAATAACTGGTTCGTATGGGACAAGCGTGTAGAAGATAAACAGCACGACACTCAGTCAGATTGTGAACTGGCATGGGTTAAATCAGAGTTTTCTAGCATTCGCATATTTAGACACTTATGGAAAGGTATGATGAAAGGTAGCGAGCATGGACAGGGTAGGGTACATCCAACTCAGAAGCCTATTGCTTTGGCTCAGTGGGCCTTTGATTACTTCAAAGACGTGACCACTGTACTAGACCTATTCCTCGGCTCAGGCTCTACTCTTATAGCTTGTGAACAAACAGACCGTACATGTTACGGTATGGAACTAGACCCAAAGTATGTAGATGTTATTAGAAAGCGTTATGCAAAGTTTACTGCACTAGACGATCAATTACCTGAGAACTGGGAAGAATTAACACCTGCAATAAATAACGTGAAATTAACGTGATGGCAAGAGAAGATAATTTAAAACCATTTAATAGTGAGACAGCAAGACTTGCAGGGCAAAAGTCAAGTAAGAAAGGTACTAAACACCTTTCTACTATTATTCAAGAACTAGCAGATGATATAGACTGGGACAAAACAACTCTAAAGAATAAAGAAGAACTAAAAGCAAAGTATGGCAAGAACGGATTTAAGGCTGTAGCCTACGTTGCATTAACTAAAGCCATGACCGGAGATGTACAGGCTATGAAGTGGCTTGCAGAGAATGGCTATGGCAAACATTTAGATGTTACATCTGATGGTGATAAGTTACCAACAATAATAATAGAGAGTGCATATGCAAGAAAGCCAAACTTTAGAATTGACAATGAAGTTGCCGAGACTGATAAACTGGCAGAAAACAGTAACGAATAATCAAGCTAGACACAAAATACTTAGGTGTGGACGTAGGACTGGCAAGACTTATTATTTTATTATAGACAGTCTTAACTATGGATTAAGATACCCAAACTTGTCTATGGCATATGTAGGTCTTACTTATGGACACGCTAAAGATGTTGTATGGGAGGATTACTTAAAGATTGCCGGTAAGTATATAGAATACAAAAACTCTCAAGAGCTGATAATTAAACTTCATAACGGCTCTAGGATTAAACTTTATTCGTGGGATAGTGTAGATAACATGCTCGGTAAGAAGTATCACAAAGTATACCTAGACGAATGTGCTGTAGCTAAGAACCTAAAAAAAGCTTGGAATGACGTTATAGAACCGACACTATTGGACTATCATGGAGAAGCTGTATTTGCATCTATGCCTAGAGGTAAGGGACAATTCAAACAGCTGATAGATGAATCAAAGAATAAAGATGATTGGCAAGACTTCCACTTTACAAGCTACGACAATGAAACTATACCAAATATTAAATATGATCTAGATAGAAAGCGTAGAGACATAGCACCTAGCGTATTTGCTCAACAGTACCTAGCAGAGTTCACAGACCTTGAGGGACGTATCTATACTGAATTTGTTAGAGACGATGCACTTAGAGAATGCCCGTTTGAGCCGGAGCGATATGGCTTTAGCTTAGACTTTGGATATAATCACCCGTTAGCAGCTTATGTCTATGCTATTAGTAAGGACGACAAGATTCACGTTATGAAAGAACTGTATATGCGTAAGCTAGACGACAAGATGCGTACCAATGCAATTAAAAACCTGACAGCTAATTATAATATTGATATAGCAGTAGCAGACTCAGAAGACCCAATAGCTATCATGCAATTGAACCGGGAGCTACCATTTAGGCTTGATCCGGCAGTCAAAGGCAAGGACAGCGTCCTACAAGGTATTAACACGGTTAAGTCGGCATTTCATTCCGGGCAACTAACTATCAGTGATAGATGCGTAAACCTTATTGATGAACTTGAGACCTACGCCTGGAAGATGGACAAAGATAATCATGAGACTGACCAGCCAATTAAAGATAATGATGATGCAGTTGATAGCATGAGATACTTTATAACTAAGATAAATAATAGCAACATGATCACGCTTGATGACATTATATTGTGATTATGCTAGTATATTAGTAGAGTCCTGGAGACCGTAATTTGAGGGTAACAACACATGAAACTATCACAGCGGTTTCGCAACGCTTATACAGTTTTCACAAACAAACAAAATCTCAGCAACTCTGTTAATGGAGAAGTCATAAGAAACCTAACTGGCGAATCAGATTTCTCACCACGCAGACAACTTTACGGTATAACCTACAAAGCCATAGATAAGATTGGAAGCAGTCTTTCTATTTATGAACCTGAAATACACAAACCTAATGGCGATATGTACGTTAATCACCCAATCTTAACGCTATTTAACTATCCTAACCGCATACAAAAGAACCCATCAGACTTTATACACCTATTCGGTATGCTATTTGAAATCTATGGCGAGACATTCTGGTATCTAGCTCGTGGCGAGAACAGCCGTAAGATTAAAGAAGTCTACCTGTTGAACCCGGCACAGATGGAACTTGTTATAGAAGAGGGCGAACTAGTAGGCTACATGCTTAATAAATCAGACGGAGCTAAAGTACCTTTGACTGTTGACGAAGTATTGCATGATAAGCGACCTAATCCATTTAATGAATGGCGTGGTATGTCAGTAATGGAGAAGGCTAGTACTTATATTGATACAGAAATAACTACTGCTATATTTACACTTAACTACATGAAGAACAACGCAAGCCCAAGCGGTATTGTTTCATTGCCGGATATGGACCGAGAAACATTCAAACAGTTTGCTGCACAATGGCGTGAAGGATACGAAGGACCACATAATGCAGGTAAAACAGCTTTCATTAGGGGTGGGCAAGCTGATTTTAAAGCCGTTGGTGCAACACTTAAAGACGTTGACCAAGAGATCACACGTAAGATGGCTAAGAACGACGTGCTGATGATGCTTGAAGTACCAAAGGAAATGCTCGGTATGACAGATGGCGGTGCTCTAGGACGCAACACAGTAGAAGCATTTAGCTATGTATACAATAAAGAAAAGATTGAACCTATCATGCGACGCTTAGACCGTATCTATGAGCAAATAGCTATGATGGATTCAGGACGTGGTGAGAGTATAGACATTACGCACGAATCACCAGTGCCAGAAGATAAAGAATACGAACACATGCTACACAAAGACCTAGTAAACGTAGTACTTACAGTAAACGAAGTCCGGGAAGAGCTAGGCTATGAGCCTATAGAGGGTGGCGATGATTTACCAACAACTACTGGAACTGTTGCACCTATGGAATCTACAGAAGATGAATCACTGTCAAAGCAAATAGTCTTAAAGACTTCACTAAGCAAAGCCGAGAAGCTAAAGAAACTTAATACAGACCAAGAAGCATTCAGGAGCAAACTGGTGGAAACAAATGATATCTATGCTAAGCGTGTTAAGAGAGACATATCAAAGTTCACATTGTCGCAAGAGAATCGTGTCATTGCTAATATTGACGCATCTAAAAAGGCTTACGAAGATTGGCTATTCAGCGTTAAGGACGAATCAGAAGCACTTGCAACATTACTAACGCCGACTATCATTGACCTAATAGAAGCACAGGGACAAGACGTAGCAAACTTTATTACTGGCGAGCTACTAACTATCTCTCCTGAGATGAGAACTACTGTAGAAGCTCAGATTAAGCAGATTGCTGGCGTATTTAACACAGATACTATTACTGCACTAGAAAAGACTATTACAGAGGGACAGCGAGCCGGTGAGAGCCTTGTAAAGATTAAGAAGCGAGTTGAATCAGTCTATTCAGACGCTAAAGGTTACCGAGCAGAGCGAATTGCACGAACTGAAAGCCTAAAAGCTAGTAACCGCACAGCCGAGATGGTATATAAGCAGAATGGCTATGCAACAGTAGAATGGTTTGTTAATCCCGGTGCTTGCGAGTTCTGTAGGACTTATGCCGGACGAACTAAAACTATTGGAACAAACTTTACTGGCATTGGAGATGTTATAACTGGTGAGAGCGGTGGGACAATGAGAATTGAATACGCAGACATAGATACGCCACCATTACACCCGAACTGTACATGTTCATTAGTACCTGGCGATAGATCAGCAGGAGAATAGTATGGATCAGAAAGATCTATCACTATACCTTGAAGAGCAACGAACAGAGTTGATGTCCCTAAATAAGGGCATTGATCAGCTTAGTAGTTTAGTTCAGAAGCAAATAGATACCTATCAGCCACCGGTCAGCGATGTTAAAGTTGAAGGTAACGTAAAGGTGAACACTGAGAAAGCCGTAGAGGTAACTAACCTTGAGGAACTGCAGAAGTGGCTTGGCAATCTAGGTGAGACCGTCACAGAAGCTATTGAGACTAATAAACCAGAGCAAGTGACTGAGATTACCGTTAAGAACATTGCAGACGCTCAGCAACCCGATATAAAGGTTACAAACTTTAAGGAGCTATCTAAGTTCTTTGACCAGCTAAACGATAATATTGCTAATCTGCCACAGCCTTATGTCAATGTAGAGAAGCAGGACGTAGTATTTCCGACTAGTGCTAATGCACCTATATCTGTACGCTTAAGTGATGGCAAGAGCTTTTATAACGCTATTACAGCCTATGCAGACGCTAACAGGGTAGATACGCTGGGTATTATAGACGCTATTAATAATATTCCGGGTGGTGGTGGAACTACTAGTTCTAATATATCTAATGACTTGTTTGGTAGTGCAATGACTGCCTCAAGGT